TCGGTATTGAAGCGGCGCGGCCGCCAGTCAACCATCTTGAGCGACAGCCTGGGCGAATCGACCGGCTATCGCAGCTCTTTGGGTGGCTAAATGGAACAGCGGGCGCGCGATATTCTAACGCAGGGCGACAAGCTGTTCTCTAACAAGCAGCAGGTCGATTCCTTGTGGCAGGAGATCGCCCTTAACTTCTATCCCGAGCGTGCTGATTTCACGTCGAGGCGCACGCAAGGGGAGGAGTATTCCGATCACCTGTTCTCGTCCTACCCGTCTATGGCCAGGCGTGAGTTGGGCAATCTGCTCGCCGCATCGCTGCGCCCGCGTTCGGAGAAGTGGTTCTCCATCCACGTCGAGGACGAGGATATGGATGAGGCGGATGAGGAAAGGGAGTTCCTCGAGCGGCTGACCGACATTCAGTGGCGTGCCATGTACGACCGTGACGCTGGTCTCGTCCGCGCCACTAAGGAGGCCGACCACGACTTCGTGTCTTTCGGCAACGCGGTGATCAAGATCGGGGTCAACACCGCCGGCAACGGGCTGCTGTTTCGCAACTATCATTTGCGGGACTGCGCCTGGAGCGAGAGCATCGAGGGCAAGGTCGATTGCCTGCATAGAAAATGGGAACCGACCGCAGGACAATTGGTCAGCTTCTTCCCCAAGACCGTCAGCGAGCAGGTCAAGAAGATCGTCAAGACCGACCCCAACAAGGTCATCCCCTGCCGCCATGTGTCGATGCCCGCTAGGCTCTACGATCTGAAGCGCGCCAACGGGCAAAGCGCAGCCTTCGTCTCATTGTTTGTTGAGACCGAGAGCGAGACCGTGCTGGAAGAGATTTCGGCTAACCGGTTCGGTTATGTCATCCCGCGATGGCAGACCGTGTCCGGCTCGGCCTACGGCATGTCGATGGCGACCTCGGTGCTGCTCCCTGACGGGCGCACGCTGCAAGTGATGATCCGCACTATCCGTGAGGCTGGCGAGAAATGGGTTGACCCGCCAATGCTGGCATTTTCGGATGCCATCCGCGGCGACATCGCCTTGTATGCCGGAGGTGTCACCACCGCCGACATCGAATACGACGAACGATCGGGCGAGGTGTTGCGGCCCATCACGCAGCAAAAGGACTCGATGCCGCTCGGGCTTGAACTGGCGGCGTCGTTGCGTGCGGACATCAGGGCGGGGTTCTTCCTCGACAAGATCCAACTGCCGGAGACCTCGACCGACATGACGGCCTATGAGGTGAGGCGCCGCCTGGAAGAGCACATCCGGGCGGCATCGCCGATCTTCGAGCCGATCGAGCAGGAATATAACGACCCGCTATGCGAGGAGGTGTTCGGCGTCCTGACCGACAACAGCGCCTTCCCGACACAACAGATGCCGGAAACGCTGCAAGGGAGCGACATCCGCTTCTCGTTCCGCTCACCCTTGGCCGAGATGGCCGAGCAGAAGGAGGCAGAGACCTTCTTGGACATTCGCGACCGCATCATCATGCCGATGTCCGAGATCGATCCCTCGCAATTGGGGCAGATCGATTGGGACGTGGCCATACGGGATGCCTTGCGGGCGTCCGGGGCCAAGCAGAAATGGCTGGCGCCGCTTGAGGCAATGCAAGCCCAGCGTGAGGAGCAGCAGAAGGACGACGCTCTCGCCAAAGGCATGGAGACCATGGGCGGCATCGCCCAGATCGCCGAGACCGGCGGCAAGGGCTTGGCCGAAATGACCAAGGCCGCCGGTGGCCAGTAAGCGCTCAACGGCGGGTCCGCCGACGCAATTTCCGAATCCGAGTCTCGCCGAAGCCCGCGCCCTTCATGCGCTGGTCAAGGGCGAGGCGACCCCGCAGCAGCAAAAGATAGCCTGGAACTTCATCGTGCTCGGCGCCTGCGGTGCCGGACGCGACACCTTCGTTTCCGGTCACGCCGATGTCAGCGCCTATCTTGCTGGCCGGCGCTCGGTAGCGGTGCAGCTTTCGGCCATCCTTGAGCGCCGCACCGAGGATCTACGCAGCAAAGGAGAATTTGATCTATGACGGAACTGCAAGTAGAGGCTGTCGAGAACGCCGCGCCCGGGGGCGTTTCCATATCCGGGGACGAGCCGGAGCCCGCTTCCAACGGCACGCTGGCATCCGGGGCCGAGAGCCCTCCGCTAGAGGAGACCAAGGGGTATTGGCCCGAGGACTGGAAGCACAAGATGGCCGAGGATGCCTCGGCCGGCGACGAGAAGGCCTATCAAAAGGAGCTCCGGCGGCTCGATAAGCTAGGCGCCACCCCGGCGGACATCTACAACGCCTATCGCGCCATCGAGACCACATGGTCGTCGCGGAAATTCATCAAGCTGCCCGGCGAGGATGCCAAGCCAGATGACGTGGCCGAGTTCCACAAGGCGCTCGGCGTGCCCGAGACGCCTGACGGCTATCTGAAAGACCTGCAATTCGATGACGGTCTGACCCTTGGCGACTGGGACAAGCCTGCCGTTGAGGACTTCGCGGTAGCCATGCACGAGGTCGGTGCCCCGCCGGATACGGTCAAGGCGGCGCTTCATTGGTATCTTATGACGCAGGAAGAAGAGGCCGCAGCACTTGATGAGTCCGACGACAGCTTCCGCCGCGTGTCGGAGCAGGCGCTCAAGAACGAATACGGCAACGCCTATCGCCGCTACACCAACAACATCGCCTCGCTGTTCCACTCAGCCCCTGGCGGCATGGATCTGGACAACGAGGAGTCGGTCTACGCCCGGGTGCTCGGCGGCCGCCTTGCCGACGGCAAGGTGATCGGCAACGATCCTGATGTGATTCGCTGGCTGGCGACTCTTGCCAACAACCTCAACCCGGCTGGTTCCGTGGTCGAGGATGCGGCCGCTTCCGGGCGGTCGGTCGAAGACGAGATTTCTGCGCTCGAGACGCGCATACGAGAAGACCGCCGCGGCTACTTCAAGGACGAGGCGGCACAGGCGCGCTACCGCGAATTGCTCGGTGCGCGTGACAAGATCCGGGCGAGAGCCCGGTAGTTGTTAGGCCAAGGGGCATCGCCCACAGCCTAGTGTCAAATACCCACCTACCGTTTGTGAGGCGCTCTTGGGCGTAGCAGCGGAGCCTTAACGGGCCAAACCGCGACACGCCGGAAAGGGACAACCTGAACGGACGGCATCTTCAATCCTAATCAGGAGATGCCTCAAATGGCTGATACTGCTTTCCAAACCCAGTATCGGCAGGAACTCGTCATGGCCTTCGAAGAGGGCATGAGCTGGTTGCGCCAGACCACGGTGACTGACTCCGTGATCAAGGGCAACTCGGCCGTGTTTCTCGTCGGTGGTTCCGGCGGTGCGACTGCCGTTACCCGTGGTGTCAACGGTCTGATCCCGGCTCGCGCCGACGATCTGACCCAGAACACCTGCACCCTGGTTGAGTGGCATGACCTCGTCCGCAAGACGCGATTCAATATCTTCGCGTCTCAGGGCGATCAGCGCCGTCTCATGCAGGAAACCTGCCGCAAGGTTCTCAATCGCCGCCTTGATGCCGACGTAGTCGCGCAGCTTGACACGGCGACCACGAGCCTCGGCGCGACTACCACGTTCTCGCTGGCGATCGCTGCCAAGGCGATCACGACGCTCGGCGAGAGCGAGGTGCCGGTCGAGGAAGTTGACAAGATGTGGGCCGTCGCCACCCCTGCGGTGCGCGGCTACATCATGCAGCTTCCCGAGGCCACTAAGATCGACTATGTGGACATGAAGATGCTGGCTGGTCCGACCCGTCGCGTGATGCGCTGGGCTGGGTTCAACTGGATCTTCCATCCAAACCTCACTGGTGTCGGGACTTCTTCGGAGAAATGCTATTTCTACCATCAGGATGCCGTTGGTAGCGCATTCGACTCCGGCGAAGGCATGAACACCGCCGTCGGCTACGATGAGGAGCAGGACTATTCCTATGCCCGCGCCTCGTCTTTCACCGGCGCCAAACTCCTCCAACAAACCGGTATTGTGCAGTTCCTGCATGATGCCAGTGCCATCTAGGGAGGACACTGACAATGGCTACGTTTAACAAAAACAAACTCTCGCTCATCAGCCAGGCCATCGCTGGCGTGCGCGAGTGGCACTACTCTGATACTGGTCTGCTCATTGCGGATGTCTCCGAAGTCGCTGGTTTCTTCACCAACGGCTGGGATTGTGGCATGCGCCGTGGCGACATTATCCACATCAACGAAGGTGACACCGGCACCTACGATACGACCGGCAAAGTGCAGACCGGCGGGCGCAGGGCATACGTTGCCACGATCCTGTCGGCAGTCGATACCGGCGCAACGCAGATCACGCTTGGTTTGCCTGTGCTGGTTGGTGACACGTCTTAGTCGAGAGTTGGGAGGGGTGGGCTTCGGCTCACCCCTCTTTTTGCTTATCAACCGAAAGGACGAAATATGTCGCAGGTCGCGATTGCTACCCCCTCCGTCAAGGAGGTGCAGAATAATGCTCATGCCATCAGGCCGAGCAATTTCATGCCATCAGAGTTTGCCTACGGCCGCTACTCGGCCAAACTGCCCTTGGGGCATACGGTCGAGGACGCGCTCAAGCCTGAATACTGGGTGCATATGGCCGGTGAGTTGTCGGCCGATCCGCTCTCCGGCCGCATGGACATGTCAGGTTCGATCATCGAGCTGCGTTCGGAGAACCACGACTTCTATGCCGTGCTATACGTCCGTGCCGTGCAGCAGCGTGGCCTGGTCGTGGCGCAGATCGGCGAGACGGTTCATTTCGGCCCGCAGGAAGTCAAGTCGCCCGGTTTCAAGATCGAGTGGCGCGTTGGCAAGCGCGGTTACGACATCATCCGCCTGTCGGACAATGTGGTGGTTGCCGACGGCGCCGGCATCAAGACCAAAGAGCAGGCGCAATCGTGGATCAACGGGTCCGTGGTGAAGGTCAACTGACATGGCAACCAAGCTCGGCCTCCTCAATGGTGCTCTGATCTCAATCGGGCATACCACGATCGCCGATACCGGCGAGGCGGTGGAGTCCGGGCGCGTGCTGAATACAGTCTATTCGGACGTGGTGCGCGAGTGCTTGGCGGCTGGCTCTTGGAACTTCGCCATGGAGACCATCAAGGCTGCGGCCGACACCGGGGTGACGCCGAATTTCGGCTATCCCAAGGTGTTTGCCAAGCCTGCCGACTGGCTGCGCACCATCGGTCTTAGCGGAGACGAGTATTTCACCTATCCGCTGCTTCAGTATTACGACGACGCCAATTTCTGGTCGGCGGATTTCACGCCGATCTATATCCGCTATGTGTCGAACGACACAGGTCTGGGCTTGGAGTTGAACCGCTGGCCGACAACCTTCACCCGCTTTGTGGAGTTGGAGCTCGCGGCTCGGGTCTGCCCGCGCCTCACAGAAAGCGAGGGCAAGCTCGAGCGCATCGTCAAGGATCGGGACAAGGCCAGGCGCCGGGCACTGAACCATGACGCGATGAACGAACCCAACCCGAAGTTCCCGCCGACTGGGGGCTGGAACCGGGCACGCTCATCGCGCACCGCAGGCGACCGCGGCAGTCGCAGCAACCTGACGGGCTAGAAACAATGGCGCGCCAGAACGTCGCTTTTATAGCCTTCAACCGGGGATTGGTCTCTCCGGTCTCGCTGGCGCGCATCGATCTCGAGCGGACGCAATTGTCTGCCGAGGTGATGACCAATTGGATTCCGAGAACGCAAGGCGCCATGGCTATTCGCCCTGGCACCAAATATCTCGGGTCCAGCTTGAACGATACCGGCGCGGCCTGGGTCGAGTTCATCGCCGCCATCGACCAGACCGCGCTTCTGGAATTGACGCCGGAGAAAATGCGCGTCTGGCTGATGAGCGACACCGGCAACACTTGGGAGACGCCGGCGGGCGGCAATGCCGGATTGCTGGAAGTGCCGCTGGCGAGACCATCGGTCAGCACCACTACCAGTTTAACCGACACAGGTTGGAACAACACCTCGACGGGCGGCTCTGTCAGCCGGCCGGGAACCGACCTTCTCGCAGTGGCCACGGCCGAAACCACGGACGGCGTTCAGATCACCGCCTCGAGCTATAATTCTCCGCTGAACTCCGGCTTCACCTTCGATCAGTCTTCTGGCGGCGAGCCGTGGCGGGTGGCGGACGACAAACTCTCGACGGTGTGGCAGGACACAGGCGTTGCCAACAACACGCTCCCGAGTTG